CCCTTTAAGAGTCCGAAGCTCTTAGGCGTAGTCTTTGCTGATTATGTTATCCATACCAGCAACGACATATACACCCCCTACACCTATCTGTGATATTATGGCTACTACATCTGATAAGTCTCCATATCGTTGCAATAATCCATCACAGTCCACTAGCAAACTGCTTCTGTCTTCGCCCAGTGCATGTTTGCTGTAAGTTGGTTCCGTTCCTAAAACGAACCGCTTGCGCAGAGCCATTAGAATAGGCGTTGTGTACTCAGTACTTAAACCTTTGACCACATTACCAACTGCCACTTCCATCTGCTGCGACATAGACAGATTTTTGAACACCACGTCACTCACTCCAAGTGCTGAAGCCGTCAAATCTCCATCCTTATAACACCCCAACCCTCTCAGGATTGGGCCATAATTCAAGACCCAATGCAATTTACCATCACTGCACACCATTGGTGACCGCTTCAAAAATTGCAAATCTGCCATTGATGGACAGTTGCTGTACACCACAACATGCCCCACTCGTTGAGATGCCATTTGGTACACCTGACCTAAATCAATACCTCTAATGGTGCACCTAATCTTGCAAACCTCAACAGCCAAACTCAATATTGCAACTATATTCAAGCTTGTCGTCAAACTAGTCCCATCACCCTGAAACACCCCCACTTCATCTTGAAAAGATCCAACGGGTTCAAGCTCTATGTATTCCTGCTTATTCGCTGGGTTGACAAAACATGTGGATTGTTGACACTGTTGAATAAGGAGTTGATAATGGTCAGCGGAATCCAGTGCGTAGCAGTACTCACCCAACCGCTCAAAAACTCCAATCCCGTTGCTAGCCCCACACATGGTGGCATCTGCAACACCATAACGTGAAACTCCATCCAAAGCTTCAACGTGTATCATGTCATCACCATACAATGCCACCATTAAACCACGGTTCCTCTGAGCTTCTGACATGAGGTCTATCAACGTGTCTAAATTCGCGTGGGTCGGGGCAACCATCACATAAATGTAGCATGGAATATCATCAAAAGTGAACCTGTAAACTCCTTCCATTACCTTCTTAAAAATGTCAGGAATATGTGGTGCTGCCATGCACCCCGGCCCATATGATGAAAACATTCTAGGTATCTTATATTCCACCACACCAGCTACTTCAGTCATCTTGGCAAACTCATTTTTAACATGTCCCTTGATCTTCATAATCATGTCGTGATGATCATCTAAGGATACAAATGAAGTCACATACTGCTGGCGTAGCTTACGCTTTGGATGTATAAAATCCGCCATCATTCTGCGGGCCATACCTAAGTCCAGGAATTGGAGACCTGTTTTTGCCCCCTTGTACAACCCTAAGTATGGGTCATCCACATTCCACCCCTTAGCCGGGTTGTACCACCAGTCAATTGGGCGCTGTATAACTCCCCATGCGAGTGATGCAGTCTTCTGGTGACACAAATTCAAAATCTCTTGGCTAAAATCACAATTCTTAATCTCTTGCCTAAAATATTGCAACTGATACCTCCGTAGTACTCTCTCACTATCCACTGGCGAGAGTTCTATGGGTACCGCCTGGTGTATGGTATAACCGCTTTGTTCCTCCACTACACGAAGACCGGTGACTGTACCACGCGATTTGAACAACCGGATGAATGCCAATTCTAGATTATTCGTGGTGTTACCATACTGCACATGTTTAAATTTTTCACCATGTATTTGGAACATAACAGTTGTGTAAAATCTAGTATTGTCCTGGGTGTTCGTGTTGAACCTCACCACCTTCAAATCAGCTGATGGGTCAAAAGTACAACCTTTCTTCTTAACTACCCGCCACCGGCCATTGAACTCGATTGTCTTGTTAACAACTGCCTCGGCACCCCACCTCTTGATAAACTTCCCATAAACTTGGGGTCCTCCGGCAACCATAAGCCCCATATCCATGGTTTTGGTTGGGTCTTCAGGTGCCACTAATCCAGTGAGATCCATTGTGATGTGATCCTCTAATAATGCTGAGAGCACAGCTCGAACAGTGTGTTGACACAGCGAACCCGTGAGTGACTTACTAATCCTATTACCAATGATCTTGGCCACATGTGGTAAATATGGTTTGTGCAAGAACTCTTTTAGGAACTCAGTATAAATATCAAAATGGATCTCTTCCATCATACAACCCCTTGGTTCAACCCACTTATGGATTTTGATAGGACACGATATTGGCACTAGTGGTGCATCACAATCAACCTCGTAGCAACCATGGCAAAGCGTCTTTATAACGCCAGCTTCGTGACCATTCACCACATCATAAACCACCACTGGCTCACCCTTGGGATAGAACAAAGCTTTATGTTGCACTGCTTTTACGACTCCCTCTGGTGCGCAGCAATAACCTGAAGGACTCGACACTACCACAGTACGGCGCGTCACTGCCTTCTTAGGGGGCAATGGTTGTGCTACACCAAGTTCCGCAACCTCTTTCTCAAACTCAATCTTCTGTTTTGCTCGGAGGTTGTCTCTGGCTTTAATCAGAGCCTGCGTATGCTTAACCAAGGATGCTGGGGTGGGAGGTGGTAACTCAACAATTTTTGGCTCTACAATTGTTGCATTAGTCAATAATGGGACCACTGGTCCTTCATTGGACAAAGCTGGCCAATCAACGCTAGCTGGCTTTGTGTCACCAGGCAAAGACACATCTTTTGAAATCAAAAAATCCAACAACTCTTGCTCTTCAGGGGTCCACTCAGAATCCCCTAGGTTAAGGTCAAAATCTGACTGATCCACAGTTGACACTGGTTGGTTATACGAATAAGATTGTGTCTCAGGTGGTTTATCAAGCTCAGCAGGTGGCAACAACAGCATCTTCTTTACATTGTAAATATTTTCAACTTTCAAAGCCTTTGTCTTTTGGACATGGGCAAACATACAATTGTCTCCCAATCTACAAGACCCACGATTGAACAATCTACAAGGAACCACAACATGATCATAATTACACTTCTTGCGGCTGCACATACCCTTTTGGAAGTCCTTACAAAACGTGTAACGTGGCAGATCATCAGGTCCAGTCCACTCTCCATTATCCCCACAAATTTGGGATAACACCCTATGTGCTACTTGGTAACTCTCAAATGGGGTCATCAATCTAGTCCACAAATTATGTTGGACCCAACCCCTAGAGAGAAGCAATGTAGCTATAAACTCCTGTTGGAGAGCATCCTCTGGGTCATAACCCCAGAACATAGCCCCCAACCCTGCAGTTGCGTGGATTATCAAGACCATACTACCAAGTTGGCGTGCAGTGGTGAAAACACTCGGC